TAATAAAATCTTGCGCCATGTTTGCCGAAATAACTCGGGTCATACGTGTCCAGCTCTCAAGACCGATGGCTGTAAAGTATTTATCCGACCACTTACGTGCGCCGGCATCCATATACTCAGAGCCGTAGGATTGAGCCAAGGCTTCTTGAATTGCCGCTCTTCCGGCTGCACCGATCCGTTCAGCAAAGGCTTCTTGTTCTTCCCTTGATTGCTTACTGATATAACCACGCCACGTTTTCATTGCGCTCTTAAAACCGTCCATATCTTTTGATCGAACGATTGGATTGCCTGCGTCAGTGAGTGACGCCACTGTAGCAAAGAGTAATGTTGTTGCAAACTGAAGTGCGGCAACGTATGACTGGAACTTATTCCATTTAGGGTTAATATCAGCCCCTAATTGGCCCATGTAGCTCAGCACTATGTTACGCGCCTGAGCTTGTTGTTTTGGGTTCATTTGTTCTATTAACGCTGCGGCTTCTGCCTCAACTAATGCATACTCAGCGTGTTTAGTGGCTTGCTTTAGGTAAGCTTGAATCGCAACTGCTGGAGGTTGATAAAAACCTAATTCCTGCATCGCCTTCATGTCCATGTTTTTTAGCTTACGCTGTAGCCTAGAATCAAACTTAGCGCCCACTACCTGAGCGTTCGGTATCGGCATCTCGTCAACAAACGCGCCTTCGTTTTGCATCATTTTTTTGAAAACTATCTTCGCTTCACGTTTCGATAGTCCCGCTTTTTCAAGTTCAGCAAGCATCGCAACTGGGTTTTCGGCCATTGCCCTGGTGTTGTAAACAATAGGGAAATAGTTCTGTATAAATCCAATTTTCGGCAAGCGCTTTTGGAGGTAGTCTTTGTGGAACCTCTCAAAAAAACTCGCGAGTTGCTGACGCATTTTCGGATCTGCAGAGTCTTGGATTGGGACACCACGCTGCATCTCTTCAAGAACTTTAGACGAAAGCGCCTCATCTTCCCCAATTATTTCGCTGTACTGCGCGTTCCACTTGTCCATAGAGTGGTTACGTCTGTTCAGCATATCCCCGTCCTTTCCAGCTTCTTGGCTACGTTTGTAGAAAAGATTGGCGAATGCGGGGCCATTTTTGCCTAGACGCGTGCGTGCATACTGGTCAGCAGACAATGTTAATTTCAACATCTGCGACACTGTATCACTCCCCCACATCTGACTTAATAGTTCTGTCAGTTTAGCAACTGCCCTAGAATCAATTATGTCGGCAATAGCCATTGCAATTGGATCTTCGGAGAACTGCTTAAAGTCTGGGGCCTTCTTCTTTTTAAGGTTGGAGCTTTTTGCATATGCCGCTCGTTTTTGGGAGCGAGGGGCCGCTTTATTTTTGCTACTAGTGACAAACTCTGCGCCACCCACCAAAACAAAATTGACAGACCCATCAGGTTTTTTGCCGGCAACTTCATCTAAGAACTGTTCAAAGGTTTCGTTTAACGTTCCACGTTCTTTTGTATCGCGCAATTGTTCGCGGGCTTTGTCAGACAAACCTTGTTCTAGCTGCGTCCTTACGAACTGCCTAGAACGATTGAAAATTTGCTGAACCTGTTTTGCTACCTTCTTAAAGAATGACTCAGAAAAGTCAGAGGGTTTGGTCGTTTGTTTCTTAGCCCATGCACTGACTTGGTCAGCAAACCACTCCTCGAAACCTGCGCTATCATCTGTGTAGGTGTACGCACCTGCGCTCTTAGTTAAACGCTCTTTGTCGAATTGCTTTTGCAACCTATCTTTTTGCGCTTGAGGAAGAGATGTCCACATGTCCCACATTACGATGTGGCCCATTTCATGGCCAAGTATAAATAGTTGTTCTGCCTGCCTGTAAGCGTTATCCACCTTAAGCTTTTTCAGCACAATGTATCTTTGGCCTTTGTGCTGCACTACCGCAGCCTTCGCCCCCCGCCTGAACACATTATCAGCGAGCTTTATAACTTCTGAAGGCATGCCGGTTGATGCAAGATCACTGCGGTAAACAATGTTAATCTTACCTTCAATGGATAATATTTTTCTAATTGCATCAACATATTCCATAAACATTGTAGGGACATCACCCCATGCCGTTGTGCCGTTTATAGGGTCATCGCCCCTTGCCTTTGTGCCGTTTTCGGAAGTCCGTTTTTTTGTTACTTTTGGTTTTGTTCCTTTTTTTGAAGAAGGGTTTATCGCATTACCGTCTTCATCGAACATCCGTTTTTTGTTTTCGTCTGAGCGCGCCTGATTTTCGCTCATGATCGTAGTGTCAGTTTCTAAACTTGCATCTAATTTATCGTCGTTGATTTCATTTAACTCAGCCAACTCGTTTTCTGCATCTAGAAGTAACTGTTGTGTTTTGGCGCTGTCTTTAGCTGATTTTAGTTTCTCAATCCGCTCTTCCAGTTTTATAGTTCTAGACTCTCTCCCCGCTTCGCCATCAAACGCTGACCCTTCCTTTGTATCTTTTCGTTCAGCCCACGCGTCTTGGAGGTCACCCCATGTGTACGTTTTACCACTAGCTTTTGCAAGAACTGTTTCTCGAGGCAGGCTGTTAAGGTCAATTTTGAACCCCCGTCCAGCGAGCTCCTGGTTCATTCGTAAAAAACCTGACATAAGCAGCTGTGGATATGTCATGTTAGACGCGTTAGCCTTATCCTTATTGTTGGCGCGCTCACCAGCTTTTGTCAATTCTATTGGGGCTAAAGTAGTTTCGTTACCTTGCGGATCTGTTGCTGGTAAAGTGCGGTCTGCACCTTCAGCTAGCATACCTTTAACTGCTTTCTTTAAGCCTTCATCTACAATCTCGCTGACGTCGAAGCTGCTCTCTACGACCTCTTCAACAAATGACATGCCGTCTTTTTGTACAATTCTGTATTGCCTGCCAGGGTTTTCTTCTTGCAGTTTTGCCATTTTGCCTTTGACAGCTTTACTGTTGAGCTTATACCCATCGCCTTTTTGATTCTTGCCGATAAGACGTTCTTGATAACCTTGAGGCTGCTCTTCCAATTCTCCTTGCAGAGTCCGCTGCTCAGTAGCGCCTGCTTCGGGTAGAGTACTCGCCTGCTCGAGTGTGTCGTTGAATATCTCACGTTCGATCTCTGTCTTACCATCGCTTTCTGTTTCTTGCTTACCCGCAGCCTTCTTTTGAGCTTGGCGCATTAGAACCATAAACTTATTTGCGCCCATTTCGTCAGCACGCCTGTTTAACTCTTGTACCGCAGCTGCAGCTTCCGGGTTTCCTTCTGGGTCAACAGCACTAGGATTACCATTCTCATCTGTTGGCATTACTGCTAAGAGATCGGCCAGTGGTGTTTGAGATATGTTAGCGGGGCTAAATTGAGCCTTGCGTTTTGCCTGTTCTAGTACAGATAAATTTTCGCCGCCCATTGTGGCCATGCCAGCTGATCTTGTTTCATCGCCTGGAACAAACGTTCGGCCTTGTCTAGGTTGAGGTCCACTTAGTAACTGTTGTTCCTCTGGGGTTACTTCTTTTTCCGTTGGGTTTTTTTGATCACGCCGTTCAGATAGAATCCGTGCGGTTTCATCAGCAGTACTGTTGATTTGGCCCAGAACGTTTCCAGCAAGTTTGCCCGATGATGCCAACGACTTACCTGCAACGAAACCTGCAAATGCTGCTTCGGACATTCGCATCGTTGCACTTTTGATATCGTAGTTAGGGTCTTGGATAAATCGCTGAGCGATCATCAAACCTGTTTGACCTGTTTCTGCTCCTAATTCTTTTAGACCCTGAACGCCGCCAGCTTTGAGCACACCGCCTGTTAAATTGCGTAGATACTTGCCTTTCTTTATGTGATTGCCACCGACCAAACCTTTTATTGATTTGTAGAACGCGAGTTCTGGCAGAACGTCCATTACAGCAAAAGGCACGCCCATAGCAAACGCTAGCTGGGCTGCATCCTCCTTCTCTATATCAGATTCCATCGATTCGCTGAATGAAGACGCCGCGCCTTGCACGTAACCTGAACCGAGGGCACCTATTTTACCTCCCGTTTTTGCTCCTTTTACGCCGAATTTTTTTGTTGCTTGTCCTGCTGCCGTTCTCTTTATTGCATCTTGCGCAATCTTAATTTGATCAGGGGTTGCGAGGCCTTTAGAATAATCTTTGATCGCTTTTGTTACAGCACGTTTGACTTGGCCTTTGGCAACAAGGCTCCCGACGGCACCGGGCACCGCGCCAACGCCACCAGTTGACATCCCGCCTGTTACAAAACCAGCTACTGTCCACGCAAGTGAATCGACTGCTGAGGGTATGGCTTGGTTAGCAGTGTATGTGACGAGTTCCCCAAAATCGCTGAGCAAATCCACCGCGTTCTTGTTCCCATCAACACCTTTGTATGAATTAGATACGTCGCCAACAAAATCTTCAAACTTGACAAGATGCTGACTTATTCGTGAAGCCTGGCTGTCTTTGACTGCGGCTCTTTCCATGAGTTCGGCACCCTCTTCGTTATCACCAACGAGATAGTTGCCTGCGGCTCTAAATGTAAGGTACGAGGACTGTAGTCCTTTCCAACCTGCTGCCCGCCCCGCCTCACTGGCCGATAAGCCAGTAGGCGTAATAGTATTGCCGTTCTTTTGATCGACTTTTAACGAGGCTATCCTGCCTTTTAGATCCTCTATACCTTTACGTTCTTTTTTCCTTGATTCCTCTAAATTACCGCGTAATTGTTGACTAAGAGTTTGTAACTCCTCTGTAGACATGTTCTTCGGATCAAAGTTAGTAGCCATTCTTAGTTATCCCCCAGAGCAGCTTGTCGCTGTGCCAACTCTGCTTGCATCGCTTCTAATCGCCTTGGTATTAGGTTTTCCTCCACTTGGGTAGGCGTTTTAAGGATTTTTGAAAGGGCTTTTTGCACAGCGTTGTCGCCTATATCTGTAAGCTTGTAATCCCTGTCACCGTGGGGTACGCCATACTGATCGTACATGGTGATTGTCCCATCGGCTGATAAAGCAAAGCGCGTTGTAACTTTTTCCATTGGGTTTAATGAGGAAAACTTATTATAGTCAAATGGACCAAAGCTAGCTTGGTCTTCATCCGAACCTTCAAACCAGTCAATAAAGCTGTTGAACGCGTTTACACCTAATTCTTCGTATAGCACTTGGTTCAGATTCTGGGACAACAAGTTCTGTTCAAGCATTGGCATTTCGGTTACGTTGTAATTGTTTGACAATGCTACGACTGAATCGTAAATGTCCAGCCCGTTTTTACCCTCATCATTGTGCTGTTCCACAACCTCCATTATAGCCGCTTGGCTTCGTCCATCATTTTGATCCGCGCCCGGTTTATGCTCCCACAAAACGTTGCCGGTTTTTGAATCTAGAGCTTGGACTGTGCCGTCGGCTGTTGTGTTATATTTTGGTTTGCCCGCATCGCCTGCAATTTTCATTGCCTCTTTTAAAAGACCATTTTCGTTGTTCATTTGTGTTTGGGTTAGCTCACCCGCTTCAATAAGTTGCTGCTTCATTAAATCAACCGCACTTTGAGAAAAGACTCCCAAATCTAAGGCTGTCTGTAATGACGTTTGGTCTATAAGGCCCAACGCTTTTGCCGTGTGTAGCTGATAAAGCATCCCTGGAGTGACCTTTTGTGGCGTACTTAGTGCCTGCGCAACCTGTTCGATCGGGGGTGGGTTTGCAACGATCTCTTTCTCTACTGCGGCTGCAAGCTCAGGTTTTTTTGACTGACGTGGGTCGATCTCAGCTTTTTTAACAATGTTGGTTGCTGCTTTATCTATCGCAGTAGGCGCCGGCTTTTTACCGTCAGCCACTTCTTTTGCGCTAAGCAAGTCATTGTGCGCCTTTTGTGCGGCGTCGACCGTATCATTACCCGCTGCTTTCCGTGCGTCTAACCTTTTGCTGTTGTTGTTAAGTAGCTGCATCTGACCCTGTAATCCATCGGGCACCTCTCCGTCTACTTCATCGATCCGCTTTTGGACCGAAGCTATGGTCTTGTTGTTTCTCTCGATCATCTTATCGACATTGCCGAAAACAACAGGTCTATCTAGCATCGTTTGGAGCCGCTCCTCTGAGCTCTCTAATGCTGTATCCCACTGACTGTCAGTAAGCGAATTCAGCTGATCCCACGAATAGGTAGACAGGTCATGATTACTAGGGTCCATTATTGCAGTTTCTGTCGGGACGCCGTTTTCGTAGGGCCCAACATCTGTTCGACTAGTCCCCAATTTTTGTGCTTTTGGTTGTTCTTTTGGCTGCTGTTGCGCAGCCTGATCGACTTGCATTTGCTCACTTAACTCAGCCGACTGCTGGATTGTTTGGTTATCAAGGAGTATCGGTGTGTTTTGTGGCTGCTGTCTAATGGCGTTCATGCCGTCAGCTGCAGCTTGTAGGTCCGCAGTTAGGGGTCTTCCGTCTGCCTGATGTAAGGCAATGGACACTTGTGATTTCAGGATGTCGAAACTCATCAAGTCCATCGATGTGAGAGGGTCGCTCTCCACAGCGGTGCGATCTTTGGACATGTACATAACTTTGTCTGGGTTGTTTGGGTCCGTGATCTGGATAGCCCTACGTCCATTACCTGCGTCAACAGCGCCTTTAAACTTGTAGGCTGTGCCGTCAGACCCTGTGAGTAGTAGTTTACTGATTCCCGGCTGGTTGATAATTGCGCCGAAAAACTCTTGGGTCTCTGGGTTGTCTAACTTTTTATCAGTGCCATCGGCATTCATCATGTGTTGCCACCAAAGCCCTCCTTCGTTTTTGAGTAGGGCTTGCTGGTTCGTGAACTGTTGTGCAGTTGCGGCTGCGGTATTAACCGCTGCCGACGCATCTTGTGCGCCCGCCTGCGAATTCGTCAAAGCTAAATTTGCATCACGTTGAGGCTTGGCTCCTTTAAAACGCTCTGCCTCAAGGTCTACCAAAGCGGCATTTGCTGCCTCAGCAACACCTGTTGCCCTTTTGTTCTCACCTAAAACATCTTGGCGGTAGGTTTGATCTTTTTCCGTGTTTGCTTTGTTCTCAGCAAATTGTGCAATCTGAAGCCCAAGGGATGCCTCGAACTGTTTGTTTTGGAGTCTCGCAGCTTCACTAGATTGCACCGCGCCTAAAATGGGGTTGCTATATGCCATGGTATTTTCCCTAACTTATTCCGAAGCCAATAATTTGACCTATTGTTTGCATGTTGGATGCGTGGGCTGCTGCCTTATCGCGCTGATATTGAGATTCTCTCGATGCCTCCATACCCGCAGCGCTGCCTAACCCGCCCATGGCTACGCCTAGCTGCTCCTTACCCATGCCCAAAAGTGAGGCTTTAAGACCTAAGTTGCGGTCCCTTTGATCGAGTACCGAGTTGTTAACTGCGCCAGTAAAACTCGCTGCGTTACCCACGGAATTCATACGCTGCTGTGAGGCCTTCTGGGCGCCCGTCATGTTTGCGCCGTAACGGCTCAACGAACGTTGCTGCATGCCGGCAGAAACCTGCTGACCAAGCGCCTGAGACGACTTAGCGTCATCGATCATCTTCGTGCTGTTAGTGTCCGCTAACAATTCTTCTTCAGTACCGCCATATACCTCTAGATAGTTCGCAAGCTCGTCGCGCGATATATTCGCGAGGGTGTCCGAAGCACTAGGCCCCTCCGGAACTTGGGCAGCAGGCTGCTCGTTGTTGTTGTTGTTGTTGTTGTTGCTGCTGCTGTTGTTGTTGTTAGTAGACGTCTTGTTAGAAACGAGGCTATTGTTGACGGGCTTCGTCCCATAAGTATTGCCCGGGGGCCCACCGTTGGTATAGTTTCTGCCTGGGGGTCCATTCGCAGTAGGAACACTAGGCGCACCGAGCGTATCTTTTTTTGCGCTTGGGTCCATAAAGCTTTTTATGATCTTACCTAACATGGCTATGCCCCTTTGTAAAAACTATCTATTTGTGCTTGAAGACGGTCTATTTCTGGTGTTGGGGTTGGGTTAAACTTTTTATACAGCCCTGCACCAAGATCGCTAGCAAACGCCATGCTGGTATCTTGCATACTGCTTGCTGCTTGGGATTTAGCTACAATTTCTTGGTTCTGAGCACGCGCCGCTTGGGATAAACCTTGCATTGCAACACTTCTGCCACCCTGCCCAACCTTTACAGCACCTAACTGTGAGCCGTCTTTTACGGTCTGTGCTGTTTTGCTTGCCCCAGCTAATGCACCACCAAGCGCGTTACTTTGGATAACCCCCTGGTTGGCTTGTGTCATCATAGAACGACCACTGCCAAAGCCACCACTACTGCCGGAAGCACCCAAACCGGCCCCTTGACTTGAAGAAAAGGCCTGAGCCGTATCAGCGTTTGCTCTGCCACCAAGGACGCCAGAAACATCGCGCCCAGACTCCTTAACAAAGCCTGCTTCAAGGGGTCTGTATAATTCTTTATTGCGATTAGCAATTGTGTTGGCGTTTTCCACCAATGCTTTTTCATGTTCGCCTGCTTGTGTTTTACTTGCTGAACTACCCATTTCTATTCACCTGAAAATGGTATGTTACGAATGCTGGCTCAAAGCCCAGCTCCTTAACACGTTTGCCCCAACCTAACCGGGCTGAATTAAATTCGATACGATCAACGCCCAATGTGCTTGCCAAATCGTGGCCTGCAGCAATGGCTTCTGCGAAACAATCGATCGCTGGAGTTAGCCATAAGTGGTCAATCACTAAGGTGGACACTTCCTCGTATCCAGAATCGTATTGGCTAAGTATCACGAACCCTAGACGATCCATACCTTCTTCTACCCAGTAAAGGTGGACCTTCCCCTGCATAAGGTGGTGGTAGATGTCGGCGACACAAAACTTCGCCCGCACCTTGAGGATGATGTCCCTCATGCCACTCTCAAAATATAAATAGTCGGCCCTAATTTCGGCCTTAGTGGCCGGCACTAACTCAACCACTACAAGCCTCCGTATCGCACTGTTCTGCGCGTTGGTCCATTACGTCCGTCAGCCTTTTCACTTGCATCACGTATATGAGCGCCAAACTCAGCCTCATGTTTCGCTGCCCGCTGTGGGTTGGCCCATGGCATCTCATGTGCGTTAAATAAATTAGCCAATGCACCTGCCATAATCCCATCCACATGATCCTCAACAAAATCAGTTTCGATGTTGGTTGAGGATAAGCTGGGTTTCAGCGATGCCTGGAGAATTACGTTATCCCCAGACTTAATAGGCACAGGCACTAAGTACATGAGTTTGTTGCTCGGGCGTATGTAGTGCGTTGGGGTACTTTTTTCTGTTCGCCACTGTGCGTTTGCTTGAGTTGCGCCTTGCACGGTGTCAGGCAATATCTCTTTTTCCCCCAGGATTACTGAGTGGATTGCGACAATGTTTGTATTTCTCGGCATGTCGATATCGTACTCGAACAGGCCTTCAACGGTTAGAATCGGGTCAAGCGTTGCGCGGTATGCGCCACTGCGCTTGCAGTAGCTCAGCACTGCATCCTTAATTGCCTTTTCCACTACAAACTCAGGACAGCCTGCTATTTGGTATGGGAGTAGGCTGACCATATCTTTGTAGTTCATAGTTTACCCCTGGGCTACTGTTCGCATGTTTGGGCTAGTCACGGCATCTAGTTGGATTTTAACGCCTAGAGAAGCGATCATTGCTTGGTAGTGCTGGCTGCTTCGTTGCTCACCGCCGCCGGCAGTTTCTTTCGCATAAGCACGATACAAAATGTAATCCAGTAAATTGTTTGAGTGAATGTCTGGGATAGTGATATTGCCCCCAGACGTTACTTGTGCTGGTTCTACCGCATATACTGTTTCAATATGTCCCGCCCCGTTATTGGGTGGGTACACGTAAAAAGTCTGTGGGTCTAACTCGTCAAATGTGTAGTGATCAGCAACCGCAGTTTGTGTGGCGGTGTGCCACATCGGTTGGCGCGTATCTAACACATCCCTACTTATGATACGGACTACTTTGCCACCTAAGCCTTCGCTGGTTAGGTTACGTACGATACGTAATACCTGCAGACCGTCAGCAGGTATGGTTTGTTTCGTGCCCGCTACTAATGCCACCGACTGATTGGTTGCACTTACGGATGGCTTAAGAAGACAGATTTCGCGCTGCCCGTCATTTAACCAAGAAAGCAACTCCGTTGTTGGCCAACGAGTTGCTGAGGTATCCTGTAAAACCGTCTGGGCTTTACCGATAATGTCGTTCGATGAAATGGCCATTACGCCTCGCTAATCACAGCCCAAGCTGCGTCGCGTTGTTTAGAGGTGATGTCATAGCCCAGAATCTTTTCAATGCTCTGCACTCTAGGGTCACCGTTTTTAGAAAAAGCTTTGTTATCGCCTTTCTCCATCAATTGCTCAATTGCGGCTACAATTTCCATAGCACGGTCCTCTTCTGAGACCCCGTCTACGCTATTTTCACTCGCCGTTTCAGTAGCAACTGCTTGCTTAATTTGTGGTTGTTTGCCTACTAGATATGCTCCAGCAGCAATACATTCATCCACCAGAGGTGGTGGGACTTCTCGCGCAACACCAGCTTCAAACCAAGCCGACTGGCCCGTCATACTGCTAACGTATATTGCCTTATCAGAAATCAACATATATAAAACTCCAAAAAGCCCCCAGCGTCCTGCCGGGGGAAGAGGCCCTAATTATTTAAATGGCAGTGTCTAGCGTAATTACGCCAAAGTCTTGGCTATCGCCAGTTACCATGCTGGTGTACTTTGGCTTACGGAAGCCTAAGATCTTACCGATTGAGATACCGTGCTGGTTACCGTAATCGTAAGTGTCTTCAACCCAGTCAGCGTCGCCAATGTCAGCCATTGCCAATGCTTGTGCGCCACAGAACAAAGCGCGCTGGCCGTTTACTGTGCCGTCAGCACCAAACTTACCATCAGCTGCTTCACCAGAAGTGTCATATACATGACGGAACTCATGAACCATTACGCCGTCTACCATTACAGAAGAAGAACCTGAGAACAAAGAGTTAACTGGTCCACGGTTGCCCGCGTTACGAACGTTAGCTAGGAAATCAGCATCTAACTTCAACTGAGCCATGCCTTGTGGAGTAACGAACATATGGAAACCTTCGTCACCACCTTTACCACGTACACCACGCATGTAGTGATCTTTGGCGTAAGCTTTTAGGTTTACGATGTTCTTGTAGCCTAAGATGCCAGTAGTAGCTAGGTTACCAGTACCAACAGTACCGTCAGCGTTTGCAATTAACGTACGTGCACTAGTAGGAGCAGTTACGTCTGCAGAAAACTCAAGGTTGCTTAAGTTTTGGCCAGCAGCGGCTACAGTACGCAAGCCACCGTTGTTCTTCTTGGTGTAAGCCAAACCAGACAAAGTTAAAAATGCTAACTGGTCCATACGGTCAGCCATCCAATAAGCCAATGAATCTTTAGAGGCTTCGCGGAAGTTAACGATAGATTTTTGGTCGGCTAAACGGCCAGCCAAACGGTTTGCGTTACGCATCTGGTCGATACGAACTGTGATGTCAGAACTAGAAAGAGCTTCTTCGTTGCCTTCTAGAGTGTAATCACCTACAACACCGTCTCCAGACAAGTCAGCTAGCAAAGTTAATACAGCGCGTGCGCCCTTTTCACTTTTAGTTAAGTCAGTAATACGCTGAACCATGGCGTTAGAGCCAGAACCAGCAAATTGGTTAATGAAGGATGCGTTACGGGCAGCGTGCCAGAAGTCGCGAGACCATACGGTCTTTTGCTCTGAAGTTAGAGCGGCAAAGTTAGTTAATGCCATGAGAAAATCACCTTTTGAATAGATTTAAAATAAATTATAAGTACTGCTTATAAACGGTCGCCATTAATCAAGCAGGGGCGACAACCACTGCATGCTGTTGGACGTGTCGTGCCCGAACGAAATAGCGACCTTTTTAAGAGGGACGAGCTCATGGCCTTTTTAAGCTGGCGATAGCTACCGTGTATCGTACGGTTTTCGATTTAATAAGCTTTGGCAGTTGTCGTACTGCAAGACGAGCCTGTGTACATATATTAGCACAGCTTATAAATTAAGGGAAATTAATAGCCCTTAAAACAGGTCATCTACTATTAAGGGTGTGTGCTCACCCATAAAAGCACCTTCAATATTGGACTCGATAAATTCCTTAGCCTCGTCAATACCCATACCTTGTCGGACAAGGTTTTCCAGGATCTTGATCGTGGAGTACACAACGACTGGAACCAGGTTCTTCGTAGATACTCCAATAATTGCATCATCTAACCCATCTATGAAAAGGAGCCCAGAGGGCCCCAAGTCATAAGCTTCTACTATCCCCTCTCGCACTAACCGAAGTCCCCGCGTAGGCGTTTCATTTGGGCATCAGACAGTTTGTCGAAGTCCGCGTCAGTCATGGTGCTAATGTCGACGACATCGTTACCGCGCGTTGCCGCACTTTCGCCTTTTAACTTGGCAGGTTGCTTGTTGGCTGCTTCTAACTTCTGCTTCACATCAGTTGTCCGCTTTTTAGCTGCAGGCTTTGACTGAACCGCTTTCGGTTGCAACAACTCAGGCATGTTGGCTGCCAGCGTCATTCGCACTGCTTTACGAAGCGCGTCAGCTTGTGCCATACCTTTTTCTGCATACATGCCCATCAGTTCGTTAGCTTCAGCAATTAGATCTGCATCAGCTTCGTCACTCTTGGAATCAAGTACTGGGTATGACTCCACCATGTCAGCAACGGCAACATCTAAATCTAAGTGCTGCTTGGTTACATTCGTTGTGTTGTGGATGTCCTGACGTAGCTCTTTGGCCATCGATTCCCGTTCAGCACTACGGATTTCTTTGCGAACCTTTTGAGCTTTATCTGTCTCGCCATCAAGCACTGCGTCCATGTATTCAGCTTCTTTGCTGTCGAAGTCAAACTCAGGTTCGGGCGCTTCTTGGGGTTTCGCATTATCTTCTAACTTGGCAAGACGATCTTCGAGTTGACGGCGGCGAGCAATCTCTTCGTCCATACGTGCCTTTGGCACCATGTGCGATTTCTCATCACCCTTAGTGGCTAACTCCTCTTCAGGTTCCGTTTCCTCCTCTTCTGGCTCGACCTCCTCTTCATCAATTTCAGCCGCTATTTCTTCTTCCGGTTCTTCTACTTCTTCCTCGACTTCTTCCGATTCTTCCACTTCTTCATCGGCTACTTCGGCTGACTCCTCCAGGGTGGCTTCCTCTTCAGGAAGATCGCCTCGGTCTAAACCACTAAGGTCTAATTCTTCACGACCATCACCACCTGCAAATTCATCAAAACTATCATTACTGTCATCGTGCTCTAAATTGGCACTTATTTTGGATTTAGGCATTAGGGCCTCCGTTGGTTTAATTAACACTACTTAGGTAAAACATTTTTATCAGAGTTGTTGGGCTTTTGCGCTTGGCTACCAAGACGCAGTATTTCTGCAGCGATCTTAGTAGTCGATTGGGTTTCGGAAACCTGTTCCTTTTGAGTCGCGGACAACTCAGCCAATTGCATCCGAACATCCAATTCTTGGCGCTTAAGTTCCATACGTGCTTCTAGCTCAGCCATCTCTTTTTCAGGAGTGGTTTCTATATCATTCGCTTTAGCTGTCGCCAACATAGCCTGTGCTTGTAGATGCGCCGATTCTGCTTGGAGCTTCTGAAGTTCTAACTTCACTTGTTCCATCTCGATCTGCTGCTGCATCTGAGCGGCTTCTTGCTGTTCTGGCGATTGCTCAACACCCGTAAGCATTCGGATACGCTTAGCAAGCTCACCCTTACGCTGTAAGTGTGAATACTCAATAATAGCGTCGTCAGGGATAGCGATACCCACTTGACGTAACTGCAACGCTTCAGCGAACTGCGATTCATCAAAGGTGTCGCGTGCTGGCATCGATGACACAACCACATCGTATTCACCCAAAGTCATGTCATTGACCACTTCGCCTTCTGGGGTCATTTGGTTCAACACCAACTCTTCCCTTGGTTTCATAGGGTCATCGTCATTCGTGATCTGAATCACGCGTTCTTCGGTATAGAACGATTGGATCAAACACATAATATTCTTTGCAACGAATACTCTTGACCGAGCGAGGTTGTCCAAAGGTACTTGGATTTGGATCTGACCACGATTCTGTTTTGCCTGGATGGCAACACCTGAAACTTCTGCACTATCCTGGCCAAGCATCGCATCAGACACACCTGAGATCTCTTTGATGTTATTGGCTGCTTTTTGGCCAATGCGATCAAGACCTGTTGGGATCTGGTTTGGTTGAATCTTTGCTGGGGCAGCTGATCCTCGGTTGTATTCCAATACTAAACCTGTCTGAGCGCCACGTTCTTGGAGATCATCCGATGTCATGCCGTTTAATGACCCGGTTTCTACGACCCAACCGCTGTTGGCAGTCGTGTTCACAATGTGTAGCTCTTGTGAAGAGATCTTATTCAATTGTTCTTGAGGCGATAGAAGGTTGCGAACCATACCGAACGGTTTGCCACGCCTAAAATAGGGGAAGTAAGGGACAATGGTGAAGTCTTTGTACGGCGACCAGTCATCATGCAGTACAACTTGGTCCGCAGTAATCGTCCAACGTACCTTTTTGACTAACTTTTTGAGCATGCCCAGGCCGAATTCTTGGGCAAACAACTCAGTTCGCTCTTCATCCCACGATTCTGGAACGATGCGCATGTCCTTTGTTTTAGGGTCAACGAAGTGAGGGGTCAATGTTAGCTTTCTGTGCTGTCTTTCAACAACTCGAATGGCACGAACACTGTGTTTGTCGTCAATATGTCCGCCACTAAGTACGGCTTCTTCAACATCACCAAACGTCGAATCGCGCATTTCTACCAAATCCATCGAATCACGGCCCAAATGCTCGCCGTTTTCAGCGATCACGCGCAAACGATCCGCTTTCTCTTGGCCATACTGTTGTTCAATGTCATCGATACTCAGCCATTTGGTCTTGATGACCTCGTTCCATGTGGTGGGGTCGTAATCTTTGGCATCTGGATCGGGCAAGATGTCCAACGGATCTTCCGCTGTGATCAGCACTTCACCTTCAATGTGGTCGTCAAAATTCATGCGAATGTCAAAGTAACCACGATCTTGGATAATGCCGTCAGCAAACACCTGACTTTCCAAGTAATCGTATTGGTTGTTGTCACTAATCTGCATATAAAGTTTGGTGAGCACCGCAGCAACTTCATCTGAGGAGTTACGTCGAGGCTTAAATAGTACGTCCGCACGTTTAGAGGACTGCTCCCCCAGTATGGTGTTGACGGTGCTCAAAATGGTATTAATGGTTAGGTGTGGACGACCCTCGGAATCTAATGCATCAATGTCCGTTTGATCCCACTGCTCACCACGATAATAGCGGTCACACTTGATCGCTGTCTTGATGTAGTCAGTGTGCCCCGCATCTCTTGCTCGCACGTAGCGAGCCCAGTTGTTATCTACGATCTTACTTTCTTTTAAAGGATCGATTTTTTTTGACTTCTTGTACGCCATAGCTATGCACTCATCGCTGATTTACTGCGGTTAGGGGCCATGAGTCCTGGGAGCTTATCTCTCCAAGACTCTTCAATTATTTTTTGGTCTACAACAGTGGACATCTCAGACATCATTAGTCCGATCCAAGCTAAACCATCCACTTGGTCATCATGTACGCCGTTAGGAAATCGCAACATCTCTGCCATTAATCCTGCATTCCACAGTTGGAACTTAGGAAAAAACACCATGCCTTGTTGCATACGGCCCTGAATCGCACGAGCACGAGCTTCTTTATCTCTGCGCCCCGTTTTCAGCTCCATCAAATACATTTCATACAGATTACGTTCTTTAATTCGCTTCTTTAGGAAAGGCCCAAGCGCCATTTCAATGTGTCCACGCTCGATACCAACGATCGACGGGCGGTATTCTTCGTAGACGTCGAGAATCTTCTCAACCAACTCGAAACCGTCCCATTTACCTCGCTCAACGTGCATCACATACATCTTATCTTCTTGGTCTACACCCACAACGACGCCCACAGAGAAGTCATTTCGGTCTGCTTTACCAATCGCAAGGTCCCATGCGCAATACACCTTGAGTTTTTTGTTCTCTAGGGATTTGTCTTTGTAATATTGGAACATTCCTAATTTGAAATATTCACCTTCGTCGGCCACTGGGTTCTGCTGGTACAATGCGGACCAGTCACGAGGGCCTACAGCCTTCTGTATGCGCATTAGCGCGTCGGAGTCATAACGGGCAGGATGCAACGGTTCGTGCTTCTTACGGTACTTCTCGTCCTCCTCAGCGATGGCTGGGTACTTGATGACTTCCCAAGAGTCGCCGCCGTCTTTTTCTTGCTCTAATAACCACCCTGCAAGGTCGTCATCGTGCCAACGCGTTAGGATAACGAGGATGCCACCGCCCGGCGCGAGACGCGTATAGGCCGTTGAGGTATACCAATCCTTCGCGGTTTGGCGAGCGGTCTCCGATTCAGCCTGCTCCCGGTTCTTTACCGGGTCATCGATCACTAATATATGGGCACCTTTACCCGTAATTGGTCCACCAACACCTGCTGCGACGTAACCACCGCCTTCGGTCGTTAGCCATTGCTCAGCGCCCTGCGATTCGGGGTCTAATCGAGTTTTAAACAACGATTGGTACTGCTGATCACGCAAAAAGCCACGTACTTTGCGCGAAAACCCCATGGCCAACGAGCCAGAGTAGGAACACGCGATGAATTCGTGGTTTGGGTAGCGCCCAAGGTGCCATGCGGGGAAGGTTTTTGAGGCCAGCTCACTCTTACCATGGCGCGGTGGCATAAATAGCATGAGTCGGGGGGACTTTTTCTCCGCCACATCTTCTGAAAACTTTTCCAGGCGCAGGCAGATGTCTTTATGCACCCATCCTGGGATGTAACTGTCGTTGAATCGCTGAACAAAAGGCAACAGGTGCCTCCGAGCCAGCTCGCGCTTAGCCAATTCTGCTTGTGCAGCCATCTTAGGGTCGAAAACACCGCTTTCGTCTGTAAAATCTGGCTGTTTTCCTAAGTCTTGTTTTTCCAACGTATCCCGTTCCGACTGTTTTAAACGTTTTTTGTGTAAAAGTTTGCCGGTGTGAGCCAGTTGGGCTTTTTGCTCGGCTTGCTTTTCCTTCAAATACTTTTTATGCCGCTTTGGGTCGGCAATAATGGCTTGAAACGCACGGCGCTCGCCGAAATTCTTGCACTTTGAGCAAACGGTCGGCGCGCTATTGGCATCGAACAACGTGTGTGGTCGATCTTCGTTGCAGTAAGAGCACTTTTTAGTGTCCCTCTTCTCCATTGCTAGCCTCCACTTCCTCAAATACACCATCGATCGTTGAATTAGGGTCAAAATGGGTGTCACCCAGCCCTGCCAACCTTAATAAATCTGCATCTGATGCGGCTTCTATGTGTCGCTCAGAATTTATATTTACACTAATCGTCTGTATCTTTTGTGGCTCGTAGAGGCCATGCATTTTTGCAATCTCTCTTAGTGCTGCGACTTCTTCCGTTGAGCTACCACTCTTTCTGTGGGCCTCAAAAAATAATTTAGTAATACTTTCCCGCGTCACCGCAATGCGATCGAACTCTTTCTCTCGAAAGTAGGTCAACGTGCGTTGTATCACGGCATTGTTCACCAACTTTGATGAATTAGCCTGCGAATACCCTGCTTGTTTGCCTGCCTCAGTGGTCGAATACCCGAGCAAGTAAAAACGAACAAATTGTTCTTGCTGTTTCGTCAACTTCGGCAGCACTTTGTGCCCTTCTTCAAAGGCATCTTCTGAAATTTCCATACTTAACGGCCTATAAGCACTGCTTATCTATTATTCCGGTCTAACGCCGAATTTATGTTGAAACAATTGCCATGCAAAAAAGTCTACGTCTTCATCTCTAGCGACATTCTTGCAGTAGTTATACATGACACACACTACACGCGTGTTCTCTGGCGTATAACCTTGTGCGTTGTCCGAGCGATCCAAGCTAACCGAGAATGGATGCCTCACATACCTTTCGTCTTTACTGTAGTCAAAGGCGATCCCTGTTTTTGCACAACGATCGTTTTGCTCAGAAATTTTAGCTTCCATCCACTCTAACGTGATCGCGAATTCAAACCCCTTGAACGCCGCTCGTTTTCTAGCGGTGTTGAATACCTCTTTAGGTCTGCCAAGTTTGCTGTAGTAACGATCCTGCTGCCACAGCTTTTGTTGTTTTCTACGCTTCTCTACATCTCTCAATGGGTTCCACACAACGCTTATATTATATTAGCAGTGCTTATAATAACATAATAAAAAATAAATTTGCATTTTTATATGCTCTATGACCGACGGGCGGGGGTTGGGTACTTTGTCTTGACCTACCCCCCTTCCCCGATTCCGATATTGGAACCTTGTTTTCAAATTTCGACTCTAGGGACCCCTACCGTTTTTCGCCCCTCGCTGCGCTCGTAGCGTTCGTTTTGTCTCTTTGTCAATTTTGACTTCAAACATTCAAAGGATTACATCACATGACTAACTTACCCGCAGTTCAAACGTTTTACGCCGCACGTAAAGATGACAACCAGTTCGTGGTTACCGCCTACGCTTTTGTAGTCGGTATGTTGCTACCGATCATCATCCCCTGTGTGATCGGCTACTTAGTAGGCATAGCAATCGTGGGCATGTTCACTAAGAAGAAGGGAGCATAACCATGAAAGCATACAAGTTTACTAAGACCGTGGTGTGTATTGTTTTAACACTACTCATCATGTTCGTTGCGTTGTTCCACCTACAGGGCTTTGGCCTGTTGCTGATCATCACACTCCTAGTGTTAGACCGTGTGGTGTCGTACATCAACAAAGTGCAGGTGTGGTTCGCCATGCGTGCCTGGAGGAAGATGCTATGAACCGCAGTACAACGCTCTTTGTCTACTCACTGATCACTGTCCTTACTGGCATCTTAGCCCTGCTGGATGCTCGTACTGCAGTGATCTTTGGTTGCTTCTGCCTTGTTCTTTGCGCCCTGCTTCTGGATGCGACTGAACAACAGCCTACCGTGCATGAACGTGTTCGTGCTTCTCGTGCAAGGAGAAGGCGCTGAACGCTCGTGCCTCGCGCGCAGCGTTCGTTGCGCATGGTGTCTTTATAACTAAAAGGAGTTAAGGCATGTACGACATCGTACCCACAACCGGCGGACAAGATCCGTTGGATTTACTGCTAGAGCACGAAGCGTTAGCAGCATACCAATGGGACTGTGAGTTAGAAGCTGACAGCCCATTACAAAACCGCGAAGAGTTCATTCGCAACAACGCGCAACGTCGCGCAAACCAAGCTTAAGGAATTTACCATGACTAAACTTAAAACTGCAGTTCAAACCGTGACCTTTGAAATGACCCCAGCTGTACAGAGCTACTTGCAAGAGCAAATGGACTTTCTAGCCCAGCACGCCGTCAACCAGATCGGCACGATCGCCAACTATGCAAATATCGCAGGCTTTCAAGCATTGCCAACGTTCCAGCAAATGTTCGGTGACGACTTCGGTCTGGCCAACGACAGTAACCAGCGTACGCTGAAGTACTGCGCGCAGACCGTTGCTAACTCGCCTGACATGCTAGTGCAGCTCAAGCCTTCGGGCAACGTGTATGGCGCTCAAGAAGCTGACGGCGTGCAACACACAGTGTTCAGCGACACAGATCGCAACAAGATTCAGCTGTCTGACTTTGGCTACAAGGTCGTGACTGAAACTGCCGAGCGCTACGCAAAGACCATGACCGATTTAAGCATGCTCAATGCTAACTTCGGCATCGTCCCCACCACCTCGCGCACTGAGCGTTATGAGTTGTTCGTTGCTAACGAGCACGCTAAGAAACGTTCAAAGCAAGAGATGCAATCTCGCACAGAGAGCAAGTTTGCAGAGAACAAGCAGCATAATGACTGCATCGTTCAACTGGTGAAAGTAGCACAAGCAACGTCGCACCTAGTCTAACGACTAGGCACGATGGAAAAGGGCCAATTGGCCCTTTTTTTATGCCCCGGTACAACGCGCGTTGGGCAGTGTGTGTTGTTGTGCCGATTATGGTGTACAATGAACGTTGTTCCATGCCAATAACCGTCGCGCCCAGCCCGCTGCGGCAGATGTCGCATTTAGGACATTTAAGTACTCATTTTAAGACAAACGAGCAGCGCGCATTATCAGTGTAAATGCTCTACAGGCCACGCGTAGTATACATAGTTGCTAATATCCCAATTATTGGGTTCAAAGAAGAGTCCACTTAGCATTCTACACAGTTACACCATACCTAAAAACGTCTTTAACATATGACCCTAAAATTTGTTCAATCTCCAACCACGATTTCGCTCTAGCCCTTTGGTACCAACACTTTCCGGATGGTTGGAAATGAGATTCTCACTTTTCCACTTCCAACCCAAAATAATAACCTGTTATATATCAACGACCTACGAGCAACGCTCAATGTCCACTTCCAACCCAAAACACGAAAATGGCAGCCATTTTACGTCGTGAAACACTTTCGTGGAACATTATTAACATTAGCAAACGCTAACATGGTTACTTTTTAACCAGTTGGGTTGGTAATATGACGTTTTCTCAATACCAACCCAACCTTCCAACCCAAATGTCGTATTTACGACAATGACCAGCGAGCAGCGCGCAATGAGCGTGGTTCATGGCACTTCACACTTCACAAAAGTCTTGCTTAATTATATAAGCACGGCTAATATTAACCATCTACATTTTATAAGCAAGGAAAGAGCATGGAACTAAGAAGCAATTGGGCCTACCCAGCACTACGTGAATGGGCCAAGAGGCAGAAAGTACCTAACGACCGTATTGATCGCATGATTATTAGGGCTCGGAAAGAGAAATTGCCGATGTGGGCAGTGGAAC